TGCCGGTGGTGTGCTTGGTGGCATAGTTCTTTCCATAGCAGTCTTCGCAGTCGCCGTGGAGATCAAATCAGATGCCAATAGGTAACTATAGTCATGCAAAATTGATATCATTGATCAAGGGAAGCGGAGGATCAACAGCCCTCGCTGCTGGCTCTAGTACGCATTTGCAATATAATAATGGGGGAAATCTAGGAGGAATATCAACGTTCACCTTCGATGGTTCTGATCTGCAAGTGGCTGACGACGTTAAGATAAAGTTTGGATCTGGCAATGAGTCATATATACACTACCGAGAGGCAGTGGATGATTTCCTAACAATATCTGGATCAGATAACGGTATTGTTCTATCTGGCTCAACAATTCAGATTGATGGAACTTTAGAGGGAGCGTCACCTCTCAAGATTGGAGGTGCAATTCAGTTTGTTAGCAGGCAAGGCGCATCCTCCGCCTTTAACTTTGGTCCGAATAATGAATCAAGAATATATTTTCAAGAGTCCCCAACTAACGCTCTCGTTATTTCTGGATCCCATGCTAACGGTGGAGTAACCATATCTGGATCCGCTGTAAATATACATAGTTATGTTGGCATTGGAGTGGGCGAAGGTAATGTTACCCATGGCTTAACCCTTCCAGATAATAGTAATGCCAGTGGTCATGTTAAGGCAAACGCTTTTGTATCCTATTCTTCTATTAGGTACAAAAAGGACGTTGAGCCTTTAAAGTCTGCCTTTGATACAATCAATAAACTCCAAGGGGTTTCTTATAGTTGGAAAGATACGGGCAAAAAAGATTTTGGTTTTATTGCCGAAGAAGTCGGAAAAGTGTTACCAGAGATAGTTGAATGGAGCGCTGACCCTCAATATGCCAATACAATGGATTATACTAGAATAATATCATTTTTGGTTGAAGCGGTGAAAGAACAGCAAAAGAAAATAGATCTTTTAACTGAAAGATTAGACAAAATAGATGTATAATCGGTAGCAATGAAAAAAGCAGACTTAAACAGTATAGCAAAATTAGAACAAGCAATCTCAAGAAAATATGGACCGGAGACAATAGTAAATCCGAGATCTGGTTGGACAAAAGATAAGGAGCTTGACTACTTAGAAGAAATAAAGATGCTTTATAAAAAGCAACTTAAAAGAGGTCAAGACACGGAAAAGATTAACAAAGATGGTTTTTTCATATCAAAAAAACTACTTACTAAAGACGAAGACCGTGTTTGTCCTGCTTGCTTCGAGTACTCGTTTAGTCTGAAAGACGATTTGTACATGAACAAGTATGACTGCTGCTGGAAATGCTATAACCATTTCGTAAAAGACAGAGAAGACAGGTGGATGGACATAGACCAAAGAGTAGAGTTTTTAGGAAACTTTTATAAGGGGAAAGATAATGGCTAATATTTTAGATATTGTTCAAACAATCCAAAACATTGTGGGACAAAAGGGATACGACGGAGCCCTTGACGAAGAAGGAAACCCAGTCAAGATTGGTCTCAAGCGAGAGGTTGATAATGTTGTAACAGACAGCAGATTGGTTGATGGCTTTGGTGTGCGATTCCAAGGAGATAAGATGATTCTTAGCTACTCCTCTGAATGTACTATTAAGCAAGTTCAAAAAACAAATTTTGAAGACATCGTTGAACAAAATCTTGCTGATATTATTTCTTTTATTCAAAAAGAATATAGAGGTGTAGCAGGAAAAAATCTTAGCTTGACAAAAGAAGGAGATGCTGATATCTTGGTTCAGAAAATGTCCAACTTTCGCACTTGGTTTCAGTCAAGTTGTATTTATAAAATCGGCTCGGCAGAGGGAGTTCTGGAAGAGGACAAGCCAAAAGATATCAATGAAAATATTAAAAGCTGGCTCAAGGCTGCCAAAAACTAAATCACTGTGAGAAATGGCTTACAAACTATCCAAAAAAGAGATCCTCGCCGAGATAGTGAAGTGTGGTAAAGACCCGGACTTCTTTATCAATAGTTATGCTAGGATCTCCCATCCAATCCACGGTACTGTACCTTTCAATACCTACGATTTCCAAACCCAACTACTAAAAGATTTTAATGACCATCGTTTCAATGTAATCTTGAAAGGGCGACAGTTGGGTATTTCTACCATTACTGCTGCCTATGTGTCTTGGATGATGCTTTTCCATCGTGATAAGAACATTCTGGTGATGGCTACCAAGTTCCAGACAGCAGCTAACTTGGTTAAGAAAGTCAAAGCAATCATCAAGAACCTACCAGACTGGATGCAGATTGCTACTATTTCTATTGACAACAGAGCCTCCTTCGAGTTGAACAATGGTTCTCAAATCAAAGCCTCCACCACCTCTGGCGATGCTGGTCGTTCGGAAGCCTTGTCTCTCCTTGTTATTGATGAGGCTGCACACGTAGAAGGACTCGATGAGCTTTGGACAGGTCTTTATCCTACCCTATCAACAGGGGGTCGATGCATCGCCCTATCTACCCCAAATGGTGTGGGGAACTGGTTTCACCAAACCTATACCGATGCAGAAGCAGGCATTAATGATTTCTTCCCCACTGTTCTACCATGGCACGTACATCCCGACCGAGACCAAGAATGGTTCGAGGAAGAGACCAAGAACATGTCCCAGCGACAAGTGGCACAAGAGTATGAGTGTAACTTTAATATGTCTGGGGAGACAGTAATCCATCCCGACGACATGGCATTTATAAAGTCTGGCTTAAAAGATCCCAAGTACAAAACCGGATTTGATAGGAACTTTTGGATCTGGGAAGAATATCAGCCGGGGGAAAGTTATCTTCTTGTAGCGGATGTTGCTCGTGGAGACGATAAAGATAGTTCCGTTTTCCACATCATGAAGCTATCAACTATGGAAATCATTGCAGAATATAAATCAAAGATCACACCAGACCTATTTGCAAATATGCTAAATGAAGTCGGAAAAGAGTTTGGTGAGTGCCTAATGGTGATTGAAAATAACTCAGTTGGCTTTGCCGTCCTAGATAAACTCAGAGACATGGCTTACCCAAATCTTTACTACTCAGTCAAATCTACACATGAATATATTGATTCTTATTTGGGAGAAACTCAAACAAACGCTGTAGCTGGGTTTTCAACAACGTCTAAGACCAGACCCTTGATTGTGGCAAAAATGGAAGAATTCATTAGAAATAAACTAGTTACAATATATTCAGCTAGACTATTTAATGAGTTAGAGACATTTGTCTGGCATAATGGTCGTCCTCAAGCAATGCGTATGTATAATGACGACCTTGTAATGGCTTTTGCGATTGGCTGCTGGGTAAGAGACACAGCGCTGGAAACAAATAAGAGAGATGTGGAATACACTAAAGCCTTTCTTAGTACTATGACTAAGACAAAAAGTGAATTAAATACCGCAATTGCTGGTCAACAGGGCTATAAACCTGTAGAAAAAAGTGCTAAAATAAAGCAACAACAGCAATATAACTGGATTCTTAAAGGATAAAGATAATGGCTCCAAAAAATGGAAAGAACGTAAGAAATCCCGAATCTCCCCTTTTTAAGAGATTGACTAGACTATTTTCTGGCCCTATCGTAAACTATAGGGCACAAAACGTAAACCAGAATAGACGCAGAGATTTAGAAAAATATTCTACAAAGTTTACTTCTGCTTCCGGAAAGCAGTTTAAGAGAATGGGTTACGACCCATTTACAGATTTAACAGCCAATATTTATCAAAGCCAGTCCCGATTGCAAAGATATATTGATTTTGACCAGATGGAATATGAGCCAATCATTGCTTCTGCTTTAGATATCTATGCAGACGAGATGACGACATCTTCTCACATGCAGCCTCTCCTAAACATTCATTGCCAAAACGAAGAGATTAAAATCATACTCAATTCTCTCTTTCATAATGTTCTTAACATCGAGCACAACATCTTTAACTGGTGTAGGACCCTATGCAAGTACGGAGATTACATTCTTTATTTGGACATCGACGACAAAACAGGCATTGAAAATGTGATCAGCCTTCCCATGAGAGAGGTGGAAAGGCTGGAGGGTGAGGACAAAACAAACCCAAACTATGTCCAATACCAATGGAACTCGGCGGGACTCACTTTTGAAAACTGGCAGGTTGCACACTTTAGGATTCTAGGCAACGATAAGCATGCTCCTTATGGAACATCTGTCCTAGACCCATCAAGAAGAATCTTCAGACAACTTAGTTTGCTTGAAGATGCAATGATGGCATATCGTATCGTTAGATCACCAGAACGCCGCGTATTTTATGTTGACGTTGGAAACATGGCTCCTAACGATGTTGAGCAATACATGCAGAAGGTAATGACATCGATGAAGCGTAATCAAGTTGTTGATTCCGATACTGGTCGGGTCGACCTTCGCTACAATCCAATGTCTGTTGATGAAGATTACTTTATTCCTACTCGTGGTGGTCAATCGACCAGAGTTGAAAGTCTGCCCGGAGGAACTTACACGGGCGATATCGATGATGTTAAATACCTAAAAGATAAACTATTCTCGGCACTTAAGATCCCACAATCTTACCTTTTCCGTGGTGAAGGTGCTGATGAGGATAAGGCAACACTCGCCCAAAAAGATATTCGTTTTGCAAGAACTATCCAGAGACTACAGAGAGTTATTATAACCGAGTTGGAAAAGATTGCGATTATTCATCTTTTCACTTTGGGATACAGAGAGAACGATCTTATTTCTTTCAAGCTCTCAATGAACAACCCATCTAAGATTGCTGAACTTCAAGACTTGGAGCAGTGGAGAACTAAGTTTGATGTTGCTTCCGCAGCAGCCGAGGGATTCTTCTCAAAGCGCTGGATCGCAGAAAACCTTTTCGCCATCTCAGAAGAAGAGTTCTTGCGTAATCAGCGTGAAATGTATCATGATAGATTGGTTACAGCCCAAATGGATCAGTCAGCCGAAGCCACCGAAGCTGGTGGTGGTGGCGGTCTTGGAGGT